GACTTGAGCGCCTTGAGGGATTCTTCGAGGGTCATGTGGCTAGTGATTGAATCAACGCGGGAGTCAAGCGACCCCCCGAGACTTGTGGCGTTTCTGCCTAGATTTGTCGTCGGCGTCTTCATCTGTCTCGACGGCTTTGTCTCCAGTGTCGGCTTCTTCCTCGGCTTCTTCCGTCGAGGCTTCTTCCTTTTCCGGATCGCAATCGGGGTCTTCGGGGTCGCAGTCGTCTTCGGCCTTGGCCTTGGTTTCGTCTTTGCACTTATCGGCGTCAGCGTCTTCTTCCTCGGAGCCTTCTTCGTCTTCTTCGTCCATCTTGACGGGTAGTTTGCCGGACTTAGGCTGGGCGGGGGAACCGTCCTTCTTTTCGTCCTCGGCGTCTTCTTCTTCGTCTTCTTCCTCAATTTCGTCCTCGGCATCTTCTTCTTCGTCTTCTTCCTCAATTTCGTCTTCAACCTTGGGCTTTTTGGCGGAGGCTTTTAGCACGGCGGCTTTAATGCCGGCAAGGGCGCGGGAGGAAGCCATGCGCTTCATGTCTTCGGCTTCGTCCTCGTCATCTTCTTCAATGCCTTGACCGATGGACATTTCGCCTTCGCTTTTTTCGTTTTCTTCGGCGGCTTCCATCTGGGCAGCAACGGCCGCGTCAAGGGATTCCATCATCTCGTCAAAACCATTGACAAGAGCGGTGACGAGGCCGGCGGCAGCTCCGCGGGTTCCGCTGAATGATTGGCCTTCCATCGAAGCATCATCAACAAACGCACGCACGCTTTTAACTGCGGCCTTAAAATCGCCGTGGATTTCGTTGACCTCGTCTTGCAACATCTTGCGCTGATTGGCGTCGAGGGACGTTCCAGGGATACCGGCTCCCTTGAAAAGACCCGATTTGATGACGTCCATCTTGACGCCTTCCATTTTGTAAGCTTCGGAGCAATCGGGGTAAGCGATATAGACACCCACAGATCCAACGGTGGATGAAGGGGTGGCATAAAATGACTCAGCTTGGCTTCCAATCCAATAGGCTGCGGAACAGCATTCCGATGACGTGAAAGTGATGGTTGCCTTTTTGCAATTCTTGATTCGGTTGGCAAGCTCTGGAACGCCGACAGACGTACCGCCAGGGGAATCAATGTCAAAAATAAGCGTTTTGATGCTTGGGTCGCGTTCGCAATCCTCAATCATTTCTTCAACGTCGGCAATGTCGCAACCACCGCAAAGTGATTCCAGTTCCGAGATGTTTTTAGAAATGACGCCCTTGACCGGAATAACCGCAAAGGGTGGAAACTTTTCAAGCGTCGGTTTGGCGCCGAAAACGGCTTCCAGCATCTCACCCATGTCGGACATCTTGGCGCCCATTGGCATCGAAATGTCAGCACAACGTTCAAGGAACGATTGAGCCGCCGTCGGGCTGATAAGCAACGGACGTTGTGATTTAAAATCTTTAGATAAGGAACGCATTGTTTTAAAAAGGGGTTAAGGGTTTTCCTCGGTGAACATAGGGGCAAACGGAGCAGGCTGAGGGCCGTCGCCGTGGGTTGCCGCGGTTTGGTCAATGTCCGTTTGAGGGTTGATGGAGGGTTGATAAACCATCGAGACAGGCACATTGAATTCCTTGGCCGTGTCGATGATAAGCCGGGCATCGGCTGCACGCTTGCGCGTTTCCTCAGCCATTGACATTCCCTGCTCTGCGTAGTGATCGCTGAGAGTCTTGAGGCCCATCTCAATATCGCGTTGATTGGCCGAGGCTTCACGGCCTGCATCCACGGTGACGCGACGAGGCGTGACCCAATTGACCTTGGTAAAATTGTCGTTGGCTGGCAAATCTCCGTTGGCGATACCGCACCCCACCACATACGCGTAGATGGGGCTAAGCATGCGAGTCATAAGCATATGCTGACGAGCTCCAAATGCTCGCTCGGCCTTGCTAACGACGAGGCGGATAGCCGCGCCTCCAATGCCGTTTGGATCGGCGGTAAATTGATAAGGCAAGACGCCCGCAGCTGAATCTTTCTGGAGGTGCTCAATGAACCCGGTGAAAGTAGCGTTGGGGCGATTGCTTTGGAATGACTCAAGCTTCTCGCCAGGAGCAAGTGAGAGAATCTTGCCACCAATGAATGACCCAACTTGCTCGGGGTTGTTATAAACTTCGTTTGGATAGTCCTGCGGACGCATGCCAAACGCTTCAAAATCGGAAGCCGAACCGTCAAATTGAGGATTCTCGCGAGTGATGGAACGAACGATGTCGCCATTGGCCTTAACCGCCACCTTCTCCATCGATAGGATTTCAAGAATGTCGATAAGGTTGTTGATTGAATGCTGGAGAGGGCTGAAACCACGAGCACCGCTGACCGTTTCTGCGTGATACACATGCAACAATGAGTTGGCTCCAATCAAACGCGTGTCACCGCTAGAAAGGATGACCCGATAACCTACCACGGCACCCACCTTGTTAAACATCACGCCATCCCACATTCCGTCAGGCACTCCAGCGGCGCCGGCAGAGGTCCCGACTCGGTGAGACTCGATAAGTTGAATCATCGGTTGACCGCTAGTCGTGTAGGTCTTGAGCACGAAGATTTCTCCGTCCACATCGATTTTTCGGCAGGCGATTTGCTGACATTCCCAGAAATTAAAACGCCCAGTAATCTCGCAAGGGCGGTTTGCCCAATCGTTGAAATAGGCTTCAGCCAGGGCGTCCCAATTTGAGTCACCAGACGCGGCCTGCGGACGAATGCCGTCAGCCACGCTATACATAACATTATCCGCAATCATCTGGCGGACCAAACCAGCATTGACCGACAACCAGCGCATCTTGCGCGTCAGCTCTTGGCGGTCGAAGACCGTCATGGTCTTCTTCATGTCCGCCGGCCAAGGCGTATTGATCCAAGAACGCTTGTTGCTATACTTCGCCCCCTCAAACTGCGAGAAGATGCCAGAAGCACCGCCACCCACATCCGAGCGGGCTTTTAACCCCTTCCCCTTGGCGTAAGCCTTTACATCACGCACAGCGGCGCGAACGGCTTTCTTGAGGTTTGGCTTCTTAGGGGTCGGCATAAAGGCTTAGAGTCCGCGGAAATTCCACAGGCCGTTATAAACTCGGACGCGGTCAATGCCGCCATATTGTTCCGGGTCCTTAATCTGCAACGCATAGCGACATTCCACGAGCACCGTCTGGATATCCATTGGGAACTGTTTGTTCACGCTCGTTCCAGAGTCTGCATAGCTCATCATGGTCTTGCCTTCGAGCAGCATGGAACCAGCCATGTCCGCAATAGCCTCGATGCGGGCTTGGGATAGGATAAGGAAACAACCTGTTGCTCGGCTCGCCATGAATCAACGCGGGAGTCAAAAGGCAAAGGCCCGCTTCCTCGGATGAGGATAACGGGTGCCACTTCCCAAAACCCATGCCCGAGCCGAAGGGAAGCGCAAAGATATGTTCCGACTGTCTGGAAAGATGTCAAGGCTGGGTCTGGGATTGGTCCGCCGGCGCCGAAGGGTCATCGGCTACCATTTGCTCCGCTCGCCCAGTCAATTTCCAAGCAATCGCAGGAAGAAGGTTGATGACTTCACAATCCCAGAAGTGATTTGCTCGGCCTTGGGCAATAGGCTCCCAAAGCGGTCGGCCCCCTGGCGTAATGACTCGCTTCTCGCTTTGCATTTGCGAGACATATTCGGAAGGTGCGTCGTCGGCCTTAGTGTGTCGGCCTTTGCGGATGAGCGTTGAAAGCGTATCCTTAAGCCGAAGATTGGAGAAAAAGAAACGTTTGGTTCGCTTGCTGCCAATAGACTCAATGGTCGGAGGGGAATATGGTCGCAATTCCGTCTTCATGCCGGCGGGCGTGCGGACCTTCCAAGGGAAATCGTTGCGCTGGTCACCGCGAGTTGCCACCCAGCCGTGGGTCGCACAAGCTGACAACACCATATCCTGTTGATCACCGCTATCGACAAACACGTTGGCGGGGTGGACCTCGGCCGCTTTGTGAATGTCCACAATCTCCGCCCACTCAAAACAATAGCCGCAACTGTGCATTCGGCTACGTCCATCGCCGCTCCAAGAACGAATGACCCAGTAGAAACCACGTTTCTGCACGTCAACGCCCATAAACCGCAAACGCACAAAAGATGGGTCCGCCCTTTGCTCGTCGCTAATTTGCGAATAAGGGGTTGGTCGGCCTCGGACAAAGCCCCCTTCGTCTTCCCATTTCTCTCCCATTGTATAGCCTCCAATATGCTTCTCAATGTTCACTTCATCAGCCTGCTCGCGGTAAGTTTGGGCAAGGCGTTTTTGAATAAACTCACGACGCGCACTGTCTTCGGCACGGTCTTCAAAGTTTCGTTTTGCTTCAATGCACTCCACCGCTAGCTCGCCCCAACTCAAACCCCATTGGGCGCAAAGTGAATTGTAATGGTAACCGCGTCGGTACTTCGGCGCCTTTGAATTCGTTGAGACATAGCGACCGGTCTTGTTCAACTCCGATCGCACTTTGTTGGAATCCTTAAAATGGGTTGCACACCCTTTGCATTTGTAAGTCGTGCCTTCTTTCACCGCGTCAAGGTCCCAACCGTTGGCTGACTTGGCGGCCTCGGGGTAAATAATCTGTTCCCATTCGTAAGGTTGAACCGTCTTGCAATCGGGACACTCAAACGACCAAACCCGCTTGTCGGTGGAATGATACCAGGAGGACCAATCGTCACCCTCAACCCCACCTTGCGAAACAAGGACCACCTTGCT